GCCGACTGAGGAAATGCTAAATACGCTTGTTGGCAGAACAGAGAACGATGTCATACTGACCAGACGCGGTGCAAAGTGGCTGTATGCAATGATGATTGAAGCCGCCCCACAGCCACCGGATGATGAACTGGCGAGGCTGGAAAGGGAGATTGCGGAAGCTGATGCGCGGGACGCTCTCTGGTGGCAGAAGAAGAGACGACCCCCCATCTGCGAGGGTGAATGGGTGGATATTTCTAGTTCATGGGTGGATATTTCTAGTTCAAAAGATGACATCCGAGTCCGATACCTCGAACTCCGTGGCCTGCTGGAGCGGCATCCAACTGATGCAGATTTGGTACGAGTAAAAGTGGGTTCCAATCTTTAATGAGTGACTACGGACAGGATCGCAATCGGGTGAAAGAGGAACAGCGTGAAAACACGACAATCAAAGTGATGCGCCTTGAAAAGCGCATCGCGGCGCTCGAAGCCATGCTGAAACGCGCACTGGACATCGCGGCCTACACAGCATTGCAAGTTGGTGCAATCCCGATTGATATTTTCATTGAACCAACAAAGGAGCAATGGGCTGCTGCACATGAAGTCCTGAAAGCAGCTGGATTGTCGCTGGATGCAATCAGCGGATCGAACGTGCGTCATGTGGTGGACGGGATGAAGCCGTATTCCGACGAACTGGAAGCGGAGATTGATCGCTGGAAAACTATCGCCAACAAGCCAATGCACTCATGGAAAGATCGTGCCGAATCAGCCGAGGCTAAGGTTGCTAGGGTGGAGTGGACAGTAAAAAAATGGCGAGCCTTAAACGGTCTGTCAATCACAGTAGGAGAGGTGCTTGCTGATTGTGCGAATGAAATTACAGAGGCACTACAGGAGCCAGAGCATGAGTGATACAGCACAGGCAACACCCTACGACATTTTGCAGCAACGCATTATGGACCCAAATATTGCGAAAACTGAACCCGAATGGTGGGCTGCTCGCCGCATCGCGGAACTCGAAGCCAAGCTGGCAAAGGTCAGGGAGTTACCGGGGGAGTGGCGGGATAATCCAGATCACTACGATTGGCTGTGCGCCGACGAACTGGAAGCCCTACTGAAGTGACCTTCGGCTTCAAAAGTGATTTACATGAAGTGCCACCAGAGGACGCCGAGGCCATACTGGCAAAGGCGCAGGAGTTGCCAGAGCTGTGGCGAGCGCTGGCTAAATTCATACGCCAGCCCTGCACGGCAAAGCGTGTACGTGACTGCGCCAAGGAATTGGAAGCTATAGTGGGGAAGAAGTGAGCTCGCTATTTGAGAATGATGAGGACCGGGCCAAGCAAAACATAGTTTGTAACATTGTCAGTGGTTTCCTATCCCGGTGTGGCCTGCATTGCATGATCAGGGAGACGGAGGGGTCCAAGGCGCTGTCGCATGATTTTGAAATGATGCGTGGCGTGCGGCTGGTCATGGTGGGTGAGATTAAGTGCAGGAATTACGATGAGGAATTCTTCCTGAAAGAAGGTTGGTTGTTGAGTGTGGAGCGGTTCCAAAAGCTGGGCGAGACGTTCTACAACAACGGCATACCGGTAATCTACGGGTTCATGAGCATGGATGGTGCAGTCTACGTGGTAAGCCACAAACACCTGCTGGCCAAGTGGGCGTCACTGGGTGTAGCGCCAAGTACGTTCATGAAGGATGATCACGGCACGAAGCAGAGCAAGGAAACAGGACGCATTGTGCCATTGGGGTTCATGACGAAAGCCAATACCTGATCAATAGTGCGGGATTTGCAGTTCGCGTCATGTTATAGACGAATTGGAATAGACGAATTGGAGTGCGTTAATTACCATGGCAGAAGAAGAGACGACCCCCCATCGCAAGGTAGAGAAGTTTGATCTGGGATGGGTGAAGCGCAAGCTCGCCAACATCCTGCACACCGGCAAGCGTGATCCGCATGGGGAGCCTGAGGGGGTAATCACCAACCCCAACCAGTTTGACGATAGCTACCGTAGCTCCACTGTCATCCTGTGCAAGGACATGGCTGATATTCTGGTGAAGCGATACCCCGGCTGGTCATGGGCAATAAAGCCTAATGCGTTTGGCCGCATGATTGACGTGTACTGCCTGCAGCTTCACAGCGAATATGGGTATACAATCCGAATGGTAGACATCATGAACGACCCAAGGCGGCGGCAGGCCACAATTGCTGGCCATGAGATATTGAGGCGCTTTGGGATGCCTGACCGGATGGACATTGACAGGCTTAAGGCGGCCCCAAGGGATGCGCGTGGCCAGTGTATACCAGACATATCTGACTTCGCGGACAAGAAGAGGGTAAGGGAGGCGGAGATAGCCAGAAAGCTGGCAACCGGGGAGTGGAGCATTGTAGAGGCCGATGGACACCGCTACGTGAGGAAGAACAGATGACAGGCTACATGCGCGGAGGCAGTGAAGATTTACTAGAGGGGGGAAGGTTCGGGGCTGAGTCAGTGATGACTGGGACGCGCACCTCCAGTGATGATGAGGATGAGGTAGACCTCTCGCTAGACCCCAGCAATGATGCGTTCTGGATTAAGCGCTGCAGGTCGGCCTACCAAACCAGCCAGTCATGGTTTGATACCTCAATTAGGAAGCGCATGGAAGACAGTATGCGCATGTTCAACAGCGAGCACACCCGGGGGAGCCGCTACGCTGACCAATCCTACGATAAGCGCTCCAAGCTGTTCAGGCCCAAGACCCGGGCCGGGATGCGCAAGATGGAAGCTGCTGCGGTTGCAGCCTACTTCGCCACCGAAGACGCAGTAAACACCACAGCCCCCAACCCAGCAGACAAGAACCAGCGCCTTGGAGCAGAGGCACAGGGCGAGCTGCTGAACTACCGCTTGCAGAACGACATCCCATGGTTCCTTACCCTGATTGGGGCGCTGCAGGATGCCGCCAAGCAAGGCGTGGTCATCAGTAAGCAGGTGTGGGTATACCGTGAGACCTTTGATGCCTTCAAGGAGACTGAGGTTGATGAGGTAACCAATGCCACGGTCAATGAGCGCATGGTGTACGAGCGCCGGGTGATTGCCGATCATCCCGACATCATCCTGCGGCCCGTGGAGAACGTGAGATTTTCACCGGCTGCGGACTGGCGTAACCCGCTACAGAGCAGCCCATACCTGATTGACATGGAGCCCTTCTACGTGGGGGACATCGTGCAGCGGGCGCAGGTTGGGCCACAGGGCCCCAAGGACGTGCGCTGGAGGAAGCTGGATCGTGCGGTGATCCGCAGTGCCATGCGCCAGAGCTATGACCCCATTCGCCAAGCGCGGGAGGGGATCAGGGAAGACCGTTACGAAGACGCCACCACCGAGATTCAGGACCACGACATCGTGTGGGTGCATCACAACTACATGCGCGAGGACGGGCAAGAGTGGTACTTCGCTACGCTGGGCACTGAAATCATGCTGAGTGACGTGGTGCCATTGAGTGACACCACCCCGCTCAAGGAGCGCCCCTACGTGATGGGCTTCGCTACCGTGGAGTCGCACAAGCCCTATCCATCGAGCTTGGTTGAGCTTGGCAGGCCATTACAGGATGAGATTAACGACATCACCAACCTGCGCATAGACAACATCCGTCATGTGCTATCGCCCCGGTACTTCATCAAGCGCGGCACGTCCGTGGATGTGCGTTCATTGCTGCGCAACGTCCCGGGTGGGGTGACAGCCATGGAAGACCCGCAGCGGGATGTTCACATCCGGCAGATTCAGGACACCACTGCCAGCTCATTCAGGGAGCAGCAGCTGCTGGCGATTGAGTACGATGACCTGATTGGCAACTTCAACCAGTCCACCGTGATGAACAATCACCAAGTGACTGAGCGTGTGGGCAACACCCAAGCCCTTGGGGAGCAGGCCAACCAGATCACTGAGATGACCATTCGCACGTTCAGCGAGACGTGGGTGGAGCCTGCCCTGCAACAGGTGATGGAGCTGGAGCGGGCGCTGGAGTCCGATGAGGTCGTGCTGATAATCATTGGCCAGCGCATGGGCGTGCCAGCTGAGCAGGTATTCCGCATGATGGACATGCCGGTCAAGGTGACCATCAACGTGGGATTCGGGGCTACCAACCCGCAGCGCAGGCTGCAGAAGGTTGGTTTGGCCTTTCAGACGCTGACCGAGATTAACCCCATGTGGGTGCAGCAGGCCGACATGAAGGAAGTGGTCACTGAGGTACTGGGCGCGGTGGGTTTCAAGAGCGCAGACAGGTTCTTCCCGTCACTGGCTGGTGCTGCGCAGGAAGACCCGCAGGTGACACAGCTGAAGCAGGAGAATGAGCAGCTGAAGGGGCTGCTCCAGAGCGAAGGCCAGAAGTACCAGTCCGCTGAGAAGATTGCCCAGATGCAGATTCAGTCCAAGGAGAAGCTGGAAGGGCAGAAGCTGCAGTTGACCCAGCAAACCGAAGTGTCCCAGCTTGAGCTGGAGCACAAGATTGAAGCTGGCAGGCTCAAGGACATGCAGCTGGACTACCAGATCAAGAGTGAGCAGAACGCCATACGCAAGCAGGAACTGGTGCAGCAACGCATCTCCCTGCAGCACACCATTGCCATGGACGAACGGCAATTCAGGCTGGCTGAGCAGCAGGCGATCATGAGTGACGACATGGAGAACAAGAAGCTGGATGCCAGCAAGACCCCGGACACGAAGATGACCAACGCTTCAGGGGCCATTGACTCCACACCTCAGCCCAAAACCAATGGCGCAGCAAAGCCAGCACCAAGGCCCGAGGGCAAGCGCATTGCATCACCACCCAAGATGGGCGGCGATGACAAGCCCGGGGTGATAGCCCGTGACAACTTCGGAGCCGTGCCATTTGAAGAAGGTTAAAGGAGAGGAAAGTGCCAGTACCAAGAAACGCTGAATTACTCTGTTCGTTCTGTGGGACGCACAGGGATGCAGTCCCCCTGCTGATTCAGTCATCCATGACCAAATGCACCATCTGCGCCACCTGTGCCTTGGGTGTGGTGGAGCAGACGTTTGCCTATGCCATGCGCATGGAAGAGGGCATCCGGAAGGCCATGCACAGGAAGCCGCTCGCACCGGTTGAGCCTGAACCAGAGCCGGTGCCTGTCAATGGTTGAGACACAGTTTGGCAACTTGGATGGTTACCGTGGCCCAAGGACCAAGGACACTTACGAAGCCATGGAGGGCGAGCTGCGGGCTCTGCAGGCACTGGCACGCAATGACCCTGATGCTGACCTGATCCGGGAGGTGCTGAAGGCTGATGAACTGGTCCGCGCACTGAACAACAACCCAGCGATGATGGCTATAACAGCATACGCCACCAGAGAGCTGGATGCGGCCTGCATGGCGTGGCAGATGGAAGCTGACCCGGCCAGCCAAGTGGCGCTGGATGCGCACCGCAACGCACGGGCTGCACGGATGCTGATTAACTGGATTGATGAAACGATACGCGGCGGCCAGCAGGCTGAGGCGCAACTTGAAGAGGCTGACAGAGATGAACGCGAAACTTGATGGCTACACAAGCGGCAAGGTGACCCAAGAACAGGTAAGCGCAGCCGCTGAGCTGGCACCTGAGCTCACCCCCGATCCCGGGGTTGTGGTGCCCACTGGGGGTGAAGCGGCCCCAACCAAGGTAGAGCATCGTGCTGGCATGAACAACCTGTACGACAAGGCTCGCAAGAACCGCAACATGGTGCAGCGCAAGGACGGCGAGGATGCGCCTGACGTGAAGCTGATTCAGGCGCTGGTGGCCGAGGCAGCTTCGGGCGAGGACGGCAGCACTGTCATTGACACCAATCGCAACATGGATGAAGCAGAAACCAAGGAGCTGGCACGCATGATGGCGGAGCAGGCCCCGCCAACAGTTGCGCCTCCCGCAGCGCCTGCGCCCGTATTGCAACGGCCACCTGTTGAGAGTATTGTTGGCGTGAAGATTCTGGGTAAGGAATACCAAGTCTCTCAGCAGGACATTGACGATGCTGGCGGCCTTGTTCCATACCAGAAAAACCGAGCGGCAACGATCCGCCTCCAGAAAGCAGCTACTGCCGAAAGCGCAGCGCAGGCCATTCTGGACGCAGCGGAGAAGGTGCAGCGAGGGAATCTTCAAACCCCAGACCCATCAAAAGACGGTCTATCAACGGCAGAGCATGAAACCCTGAAAGGGGAGCTCATGGATGCGGTGATTGACGGTTCCTCCAAACGAATTGACGAAGTATTTGAAAAGATAGCTACGTCAAGGCCCAAAGCGGCACAGCCAGCACCAAGTCCAGCGGTCACCACTACGCCATTCCCGAGAGGAGAGGCGCAGCAGGAACTGGAGCGCTTGCTTGAGCAGGACAGGCTGGAGGCGAATGAGCTTATCCGGACCGAGTTCCCAGATATTCTGTATGACCTAGACGCACTGGGCATGGCGCGTCAGAAATACAAAGAGATGCAAGCCAACCCAGAAAACGAAGGACGGTCGCAGGTAGAGTTGGTGCGTGCATCAGCCCGGGCTGTAAAGAAATTCGTTGAGCAGTTTGGTCTTGGCTCGTTACCCAGCGCAGAAGAAAAGGAACGACAGACCCGCATAGAGCGCAAACGCTCCTTCACCCCGCCATCTCAAGCTGACGCTACAGCGCCATCTGGTGTACCGCAAGAGCGGCACGTACCCACGGGCAAGGAGCACTTGGAACGCTTACGCAGACGTGCAGGACACGATCTGGCGAGGTGACCATCTCCAGCCCATAACTTGAGAACTGGAGAGGATAATGGCTGGACAATTATGGACGGTAGATGTGCTCGGCGGATTCATGTATTCCGACGAGCTGTCTGACAAGCTCAGAGTTGAACTGCTTCCTGCCGTCAAGTTTCGCCAGCTGTGCGATGCGCGAGATGCGATGGAAAAGGGGCTGAACGCTGGTGAGAAGTACAACTGGAACGTGTACAGCCGGGTAACAACGGGTGGCGCGGCGCTTACCGAAACGGTGGCGATGCCAGAAACGAATTTCACCATCACCCAAGGTCAGTTGAGCATCACCGAGTACGGCAATTCAGTGCCCTACACCGGGAAGCTGAATGACCTGTCCCGGCACCCCGTGGAAGAAATCATCAAGAAAGTGTTGAAGATTGACGCCAAGGAGACGCTGGACGGCGCGGCCCATGCCCAGTTCAAGCTGAGCGGCCTGACCGTAACGCCGACCAGTGGCAACAGCGCCACTGCCGTAACGGTAGAGGAAGGCGGCTGCACCATCACCAACAACATTGCCCTGAACAAAGAACACGTCAAGGGCATCGTTGACGCCATGAAAGAACGCAATGTCCCGCCATACATTGCCGATGATTATTACGGCATTGGCTGGCCAACCACCTTTCGCACGTTCAAGAACAACCTTGAAGCCATCTCGTTCTACGTGGAGACCGGGTTCAAGCACATCATGAACGGCGAGATTGGGCGCTACGAGAACACCCGCTTCATTGAGCAGACCCACGTTGCCAAGGGTGGCGCGGTTGACTCAGTGACGTGGAACTTCCGCACCGCTGACCCGTGGAACAATGCGCTGTCTGACTGGGCGTTCTTCTTGGGCGAAGACACTGTGGCGGAAGCCATTGCCATCCCCGAAGAAATTCGCGGTAAAATCCCGACTGATTTTGGCCGGTCACGCGGTATCGCGTGGTACTACTTGGGCGGGTTCGGCATTGTCCATGCCGGGTCAGCATCCGATAGTTGGGATAACTGCCGGATCATGAGATGGGAGAGCGCAGCCTAGCTTCCAGTTAACGGGGGAGCTGCCTTTCAAAAAGCGGGTGTTACGGCCTTTCCATTCGCAGAGTAGAGAGGCGGCTCACCCACCCAAGTCACAGTGAAGAGGATACGAAAATGTCATACGATCAACCAAAGAAAGTCACCAGCCACGGGTTTGGTGCAGCTCATGCGTTCTCTGCTGGTGCTGCAGCTCATGCTATCCGGGTTCCGCTGGGAATGAACTTCGCCCGCATTGAAGAAGTTTCCGTGCTTGCCACGGTGACCTTCAACGCAGTAACCACCCCGGCCTACGTGCGGGTTGGCACGGCAGCTGACGATAACAAGTTCGCTGAGCTGAATCTTGCCACCGTGGCAGCCACCGATAGCCGTGGCTCCAAGGATGACACGGACGCTGTACTGCCAGCGGGGCAGTTCATTGACCTGACCCGGGGTGGTGATTCGGGCGCTGCGCTGTCTCAGCTGGAAGTGGCATTCATCGCCAATACAGGCGGCACGCCAGCCGGTACGGGCATCCCAACTATCACCGTCAGCTGGTGGTAAGCTAACCCCTCACAGGTAAGGAGTTCAAGATGGAAAACCGCAATCCCGCAATGAAGAAAGGTGGCCTGAAGGGGGGATTCCCCAGTGGTAGTGGTGGATCAGTCCAGAATGGCCTGAGCTCACGTGAGTCCATGGGCAAAGACCCGGAAGCTGTTGGTATGGGTAATACCAACGGCCCCAATCAGCTGCCCAATGGCCCCGACAAGAGCAAGGCGAAAGGTCCGTTCTCTTTCGCGTAATCCTGAAGTCAGGCGAGCGATGAGTGCCAGCTGGTAACCCCGGCTGGTACTGATCTGGAGGAACGTATGCACCGCGAATGGTTACAATCAGGTATTTGCCGGGGGCCCGGACTATCCGGACCACCCGAGCACGTACCAAGCATAGACGAGTGCTGCAATTCTGCTATGAGCCCAACAAACTTGCTCCATACCCGGTCTCACGAAGAGCTGGCTGGCCGCAAGAACTTGCCGTTGGGTGCGGGGTTGAGCATTCGTGAGAAGCTGGAGACCAAAGACTGGTGGAATTGGGCATAACGCTCAGGAGAAAGGCCAATGAGCAGGACACTAGACAGAAAGAGGTACTTCGCTCACGTTTACGGGATAGATGAGCGGGGCCGCAGGTACATGCAGGACGGTATTTATTTTACCGGGGACGGCATAGCGATTGATTCCGTGGCTGCCCCGACGGTCCCCGGCCCGGCGCAGGAAAAGATAGCCGTGGTGGAGCAGGTGAAGTCCGCAGAGATGCAAACTCTGGAAGGCATGTCAGCTGTTCAATTGAAGAATGTGGCCCGGAAGCTCGCTGAGTTGACCGGGGCCAAGCTCCCGGTGATGTCTGGCACCGGGGTGACGCAAAGATTGATGAAATTCATCACGGACAACTCCGTGGAATATTGACGGAGGGCAGACATGGCAAAGGATACCTTTTTACAGCTGGTATCTGACGTGATTATGGAGACGGGGCTGAACGGTGGAAATGCCCCGTCTGACGTTGAAGGCGCGACAGGCGATGCGAAGAAAGTAGTCTACTGGGTGCAAACCGCTGATGCACAGATTCAGCGTGAGCGCATTGACTGGGACTTTCTGTGGTCACAGGAGACGGTGAATCTGCTGCAGAGCAGCGCCATAGTACCCACCCCGTCAAGCACCTATGACGCGACCAATCCCAACGCCAAAACCGAGCTGGTCAACGCCATTGCGAAAGACCGGCTGGCGATCATTGATGCAAACGGACAGTCCTACTTCCCGAGTTACATGAAGTGGGACCAGTTCACCCGCCTGTACAGCTACGATGTGCAACCAATCACGGATTTCCCTGCGCACTGGAGCATCCGGCCCGACCGGGTGCTGGTGCTGTCCAACCCGATTGAATCCATTGGCATGTCCTGCAAGTACGAGGTGTGGAAAAAGCCCATCAAGATGCGTGTGAGCGCCGATGTCAGCGCCATCCCGGATGACTTCAGCCGCCTGATCGTGTTGCTGGCCAAGATTCTCTACGCTGAGCATGAGGATGCGCCGGAGGTTGGTGCGGGGGCATTGGCGCACTATGACGTGGTATTCAACCAGATGTTGTCTGTCCACACACCAGAATCTGAGTGGCAGCGCATGGAGAACAGCGACCAGTTCTTACAAGTTGAGACACGGTAATGGGCTACCGCCTTGCCAGCGCCAAGGCCAGCGTCCGCCAGCGAGGCTCAACAGTGCGTACCGAAGACAAGGTGCGCTTTGCTGGGGGCCTCAACTTTGTTGATTCAGCGGCCAGCATATCCCCCGGTGAACTGCTGGGATGCCGCAACTACGAACCCCACTTCCAGACTGGTGCCTATCGCAGGATAGCCGGGTACGAGATATTTGACGGGCACCCGCGTCCGCACCAAGCCGAATACTGGAAGATCACCCTGAACACCATCAGCGGTGGGCCGTTCATCCTTGGCGAGACGGTCACCTCCGACCTTGGCCCGGAAACTGGCATCGTGGTGGCTTACGAGATAGATGAGGAAGCTGCAGATGACTCAGGCTACCTGATCATCACTGACCTGAGCAATGACGTGGACGAGGGCGCTCAGTGGTCTGGCGGCACATCCAATGCCTCTGGCTATGGCACCACCGCCACCGAGTTTGAAGGGCAGGACGATGAAGACCTGCACGACGCCGCCCAGCTGGCAGCGGAGAATTACCGCAGGGCCCTGATCACCGAGGTTGGGATTGGGACATGCACCGGGCCCGTCAACGGGGTACATGTCTACAACGACACGGTGTATGCGTTCCGCAACCTTGCCGGGAATGCGCAGGGCACGCTGTGGAAGAGTTCGGCCACCGGGTGGGGCCAGATAGACCTTGGCTTCAAGGTGCGCTTTACGGATGGCTCTCAAGAGCCCAACGAGGGTGACGCTATCACTGGCGTCAGCAGTGGGGCCAACTGCATCATTCGCAGGATCGTGGTAACCGCTGGCATGTTCGCTGGTAACGATGCCGAGGGCTTCATTGTCACCAACGTCATCAACTCCGGGCCGTTCATCCTTGGGGAAGACCTGACGGTTGGTGGCAACCAGTTTGCCGTGACTGATACTGGTGTTGCGCAGCTGGAGCAAGAGCTGCCACCGGGCGGCAAGTACCGCTTCCGCAACTACAACTTTGGCGGCCATGAGTCCACGTTCAGGATGTACGGGGTCAACGGGGAGGGCAATGCCTTTGAGTATGACGGCACCGTCTTCACCCTGATAGAGACTGGCATGGCCTTTGATACCCCGACCCACATCGGGGTGCATCGCGGGCACCTGCTGCTGGCGTATGACGGCGGCTCGCTGCAGCACTCAGGCAAGAATGATCCGCTGAGCTTCCAGCCAGTGCTGGGGGCCAATGAAATCCTCACTGGCGATGACATCACTGGCTTCATTGAGGAAGTGGGGGACGTGTCCTTTGTGTTCACCCGCAACAAGACGTTTCGGCTGGAGGGCTTTGTGCAGGAGAATATCCAGCTCAAGCTGCACAACTCCGAAACTGGCGCTATCTCCAACTCCATCCAAAGAATAGGCAAGTCCGTGTATCTGGATGACCGGGGCTTCTCCAGCCTGCCGACCACGGATGCATTCGGGGACTTCGCCTCCAACCAGCTTTCCATGAAGGTTGACCCATTGGTGCAGTCATTTCTGGAGTCCTCCAGCGTGGATGGGTCCATCGTAAACCGTGGCCTGAGCGTGTATCGGTGCTTCTTTTCCAACAAGGGAGCGCTGAGCATCGGCTTCTCCGGCAACCGGGTGAATGGGATAACGGCTATTGATTACGGCCTGAGCATCACCGACACCACCAGCGGGGACATGACCAACGAAGAGGGCAACTCCGTGGAGCGCCTGTTCTTGGGCGACATCGACGGCAAGGTGTTTGAGATTGACGTGGGCAGGAACTTCAACGGGGCTGAGATGGAAGCCTACCTTGTCACCGCCTACCACTTCAGCGGCACGGCGGAGTACAACAAGCGCTACCGCAGGGCGACCATCTATGTGACCGGCGAAGGACGAACTACACTTCGTGTATCAGCCGACTACAACTACAATGAAGACGCGCGGAATTACGAGCGCATTCTAGAGCAGTCCATCCCGCTGGGCGGCGGGCGTTATGGTATTGATCGGCACGGGGAATTCCTTTACTCACGGGCTTCAGAAGGGGACATCCGGGTGCCCATGGACTCCCATGCCCGGTGCGTGAGCCTGATCATGTACCACCGTGAGGTCAACGAGTCTCCCCACATCCTCTATGCCGTGGGTTACCACATCAGCAAGCGGAGGATCATCCGAGCATAATGGCCCAGCTTGAGCCCTATACCAGCACCTACACTGACGTTGATGCCAGCGTCATGGATGCTGATGATCTGGTGGCTGAATTCTACCGGGTGGCGGAATTCCTTGCGCTATGGGCCGGGAGCATTGACGCCATTGGGCAGGAAGACCATTTCGAAGAGTTCATCAACATCGTCACGGGCCAGCTGGCCGAGGTGTTGCCAGCCAACGGCCTGATCCAGCGCCTGATGGTGGACGCCAGCGTTGAAGAGTTCACCATCCAGATTGGGCAGCATGAGACTGGTGACCCGTTCCGGGTGTTCATTTCGATACGCTGCGCCAGCCCGGATACGGTGTTCCGGCTCAGCGTGCCAACCTTGCAGACGCATGTGTTTGGGGTACTGCGCGAGCAGTTTGAGTTCTTTACGCTCTCAGAGCCCTACCAGCCATCGGCCATCATCGGGGATGGGTACTATGGGGCCATGGTGATTTGCACCTATGGCTCCGAAGCTGGGGTCATGGTGCAGGTGTTTGCACACAACCCGGAGGTCACTGAAGTGACCTTCAACGATGTGCTGACGGCGGTGCCGCTATGAGCTGCACCTACACCCCGCAGATTACGGCAGAGTTCGGCAAGATCATCACGGACGGGGAGATAAACCTTGAGTTTGACGCCATTGAGCGGGCGTTTGACTGCCTGAAGGAGCAGATTGGCTCCATCATCGCCAGCCAAGAGAACGTCTTTAACCACGGCATCGTGGACAATTCCTACACCATTGACCCGGCCTTCGGGGTCATCCAGTACCTTGAGCTGCAGGGGGACGTGGACCTGACGCTATCCCCGCCCGTGGAAGGCGGGGCGCGAGTGATCACGTTGGTGGTGGCCAATGCGGGCAGTCTGGACACGGACAATTATGGCAGGTTCAGCTTCAAGAACGGGACAGTGTGGACCAGCAGCAAGGACGCCCCGGGCATGGATGGCAAGCCGTGGAACATGTATGCCAACACCATTGGCGACACCAGCGGGACGAGGTACGAGGGGTTCTATGGAGCCATCGTGCTGTGCGTCCATGACGGGTTGGGCTGGACGTACATGGTGTTTGCCCGGCACCACCTGAAGATTGATGAGCTCATAGCTGATCCACTAGACGTGTACAGCAGGCGATAACGTGGCAACCACCAAGCTCTACAACAACAACTTCAAAGGGCGTTCCGGGCGCACCGAGCGGGCCAAGCATTTGCGTGATGAATTCACCGCAATTGAGGAAGCGTTTACGCGCCTGCAGGCGCTGAATATCGCCACTTACCTGACCGTCTACACCAATTCCACCGTGCTTTCCGGGGTGGTTACCATCAGCCCGGACAACGGCTTCCTGCAAGAGTTGACCATCACCACGGACACAGCCATTCAGCTGGCGTCACCCCTGAACGAAGAGCAATACCGGCTATCCCTGTTGATCCACGGCAGCAGCTTCAAGATCACCAACCTGTGGGGAGCTCAAACGTGGAAGGAATACGGGCTGGGCAACTGGTGGGAGCTGTACACGGGTGAAGGCCCGTATGCCTCCATGCTGCTGGAGTTTTACTGGGATATTTGCTCGCTCACATGGATTTGCGTGGCCAGCTCCAAGAACCAGTTCAACCTGCTGCCCGGTGGGGTGGAGCAGCGCTTTTATCCGCTGGTCTCCCACCTGACCAATCTGGAGGGGGATGACACACTGGGCTTTACCCGGACCACCTATGGGATGATCTGGGACCAGACGCAGGCGCATTGGTACATCATGACCGGCTTCCCGCGCTTCGCGGGGGCGCGGTATGTGGATAACTGGGTAGCCAAACCCAGTGACCTGACGCACCTGTCATGGGTGGTGACCAATGTGACGGTGGCCACCGTGGCCGGAGCAGGGCCAGCCAGTGAGGATGTTCAGCGCCTGACCTTCACGGCAACCGGTGGCAAGGTTGCTACGTTCATCCTGCCTGCGTTTGGCCGCGCATCCAGACAAGCCGACCCACTGAAAATAGCGGTGAGCTTCAAAGCCAAGGCTGTTTCCGGCACAGCGGCAGTGCGCGTGGTCAACGCCTTCATGGGCAAGACCGGCCTGACCCCGCCACAACACCATGCGGTGCAGGTGAACCTCACCAGCTCATGGCAAACCTACGGGGCCATCTTGGATGTGACCGGGTATGACCCGTTGGCAGAGGATTTCGTGGCACAGACAGCCCTTGTGCTGAGCGAGACGTACCCACGGACTCTGATGGAAATATCCTTCATGAGCCCCTCAGGCAGCGAAGGCAGCCCGATTTATGTAACTGATGTCCAAGTAGAGGTTTTGCGGCATCAGGCCCCTGAGCGCTGTTCCGAGTTCCAAGAGGGCACTCTGGGGGCCAGCATGGTGCTATCCGCCACCGGCACCGGCACATGGGTGGATGGCACCAAGACCCTGACCCTTGCGTCCGTTGGCAAGTACGTGGAATTCAACACCGTGTTCGGGGTGGGGAAGACCTATCTGGTCCACGCAAGGCTGCAAAGCGGCGATGCGTGCGACATCCGGATGCAGTATGAGCAGACGGTCTGGGCAGCGGGCCCCCCAACCGACCCGTTGTACCTGCAACAGGCTCCGTTCACCTTCCAGTATGAGGGCGGCCACCTGAAATTTGTTCTGGTGGCTGGGTCATCTTCGGTGTACTTGGTAGACATCTACGAAATGGCAGCCAACCGTTCGGTTTATGGGCTGACCAATGAGAGCAGTCTGAGCGCAGATCACGTCCTGACCTATGCCACGGGGGTTGGGGTAACCTCCAACATTCTGGATGGCGTGGCCCGCGAGGTTGCATCCGACAATCTGGTCGGGTTCCAGTACATGCGCGGGCTCAGTTACTGGGACAGCGTGGGGCTGTCTGGGGTGGAGAATCCGGACTGCAAGCGCCCCGTAGCGCAGACCGAATACGGCATTGATATGTGGCCTTCCAGAGCTTCTCTACTGCAGGGCACGTCAAAGGTGGCCAATGGCTTCGTGCAGCTGGTATTCACCATCCCGCAGGTAGTCCGCACGCACGATTTCAGCATCTACATTCGCCGCGCCTTTGACGCCAATGGCGTGCAGATTGTCACCCCACAGCATGAGCAGGTGGCGGTTCCCCCGTCTGAGTACATTGATGTGGTGGCGCAGCTTACTGGCGGGGCATCCAACCTTGGCGGCGGGGTGGTTCGTATCCGTATCAAGGATGGGGCGTTTGATACCGATTCACTGGCCAACTATGCCTACATCGGGATTGTTGGCTGGAAGGACTGGTGGCGGGTTGACCTGTCCTTGGCCAATGACGGACTTCACAATGGATTCCGGGTGCAGATATACCCCAGCCCGGCCAAGGTATTTGATCCCTCCGTTATAGATGTCACGGCACAGGGCTGGGTGATTCTTGACTGGGCGCAGTTTGAAGTTCAGGGCGGCACATGGACCGGTAGCTCCCCCATTGTTGGGCACTTGTCCGGTGTGACCCGTCCCCGGGCAATTGAGGACTTCACTTCCCTGCTGCCGACCGGTGAGTTTTATCGCACGGACAACACCCACGTGGCACACCTTGATGGCGGCACGAATGCCATAACGTGGGACTTGGCTGATGAGGTGTACAAGAATCTGGTGTACAGCTCGGTCATCATGATCCCCGACATCGTGCCAAGGAACATGCACGAATTCGGGCTGGTGCAGGATGAATCAATTCCCCAGTCATTCCTGACGCTGGTTACTTCAACCCTGTATCCGATTGAGGTTAAGGAAGCGCTGTTGTTTGCGATAAGCCTGTCCTCTGGGGCCATGTACCCGATCAATGAAGACCAGATGGATTTGGGCCATTCGCTAACCAGTGGAACCCTGCGTCTCATATTGAAGACCACCGGGCCATATGAAGACCAGATGGATTTGGGCCACGCATTAAGCAGTGGCACCCTGCGCCAGATATTGAAGTCCACCGGCCCATACGAAGACCAACTTGATCTGGGGCATTCCTTGACCAGCGGGGCCTTGGATCAGATACTCATTGAAACAACTGCCCCGGAAGAAGCCTTGGAATTTTCAATTTCGCTGGACAGCAGCAACTGCTCCATGACGCCCGTTTAGGAGGGAATGATGCACCTATTAAAATACAGAGACGTTTATGGCGAGCTGGGTCACCCCGGCGCTGGTAACGAGCACACGGGCCTTGGGGGGGAATTCAGGCTCGTCAAGTACAACAGCATGGGGCAGATGAATTATGACTCAGGCTGGTTTGGAAACCTGATCACCAACAACGGCCTTTCCCTCTGCACGACTTGGGGAACTTCGTGGGCCAATGTCCACTATATCGGTTCGGGCTCCACCGCCCCGGCATTCACCGATACGCAAATGGAAAGCTTTCTGGCGTATTCCCAAGTGCCTCAGGGGAGCCCGGTAAAGGTGTGGAATTCCAGTTCCCCCTATGAGCTGCATGAAACCCAGACCAGACGATTCGATGCCGGGGTTGGCACCGGGACAGTCCGGGAAGTGGGCGCTGGCCAAAACACAGCGGGCACTAACATGTTCGCGCACGCGGCAGTATCTCCGGCCATCGTCAAGGCATCCGATGAGGTTTTGGATGTCAGCTATCGCCTGAAAATCTGGCCAAGAATAAGCGATGTGGGAGGCACTGTGGTCATTGACGGCATCACCTACGACACCGTAAACCGGGCGTTGTTGTTGAATGCCATCATGTCCCCCTTTGACCGGTATTACCATGATGGGAGCTTCCCTTCCTACCATTATACGTATGACGGATTGTTGGGCGCACTCACTGCAAACGCCCCGCTGGGAGCCCCTTCCCCGGACATACAGGGGGCGGTTGTCACCGCTGGCAGCGGGGGCTCAGGTTTCAGGAATTACACGGTTGATTATGGCCTGAATGAAGGCAACGCCCCGCTCGGAGTCCGTACCGCGAAGACCAGAGTTGCGACCGACCTTCATTGGCAGACGCAATTCACTGCGCAAGGAACCGGGCTGAGGATTCCCAAAAACGCCACCAAGATCATGACTTTGGTTTACCAATACACATGGGCGAGGCATCCATAATGCTCATTCTCCCCAAACACAAGGAAATCGAAGTACCGTGCGGCCAGATGACCGTTGGCATGATTGGTCGTTTCCGCATGGACGCCACCAACATACACACTGGCAAAAAGCGCGAGCTGGTGCCGTGGTTCAAGAACAAGATGCTGGACTCCGGGCGCAACAATCTGGTCACCCAAAACAACTGGGCTTACAGCGGTTCAAAATGCCATGTGGGGGCCGGAACCAATGCTGCGCTGGCCACGGACACGGCACTGCAGACGTTTGTGGCTTCAACGTCCACAGTGCAGGCGCAGTCATTTGGCGCTCAATCCTCCCCGCCTTACTACGGATGGTCCCTCATCACCTATCGGTTTGCCGTGGGGGTTGCGACTGGCAACCTTTCTGAGGTAGGGGTTGGCTGGGGTACGAGCGGGGCCACGCTCATTACCCGCGCCCGCATCGTTGACGGCATGGGCGATCCCACCACCATCACGGTTTTGGGGGACGAAGTTCTGGATGTTACCTATGAGCTGCGTTACTACCCGCCGCTGACTCCGGTAAACGGAACGGTGACGTTGAATGGGATTACCTACAACACCGTTTCAACCGCAGCAGAAGTGAACAACGCCTCAACCCAAGGCGGCAACATGGGGCAAACCATGGGGCAGTATTCCCTCTTCACCTCAGACTGGCAGGCTTATGACGGGGCGCTGGGGACAATTATCCAAAATCCCAGCGGGGTCAGCGCTGCGTGTGATAATGCAACCCAGTTCAACAAGGCATACGTCAATAATTCGTACTACGTTGACATGCAATGCAACTGCGGAATTACCGGATGGAACCTTGGCAATGGAATCAGGAGCATCAGGATTCGGACAAATGCCGGGTCATTCCAGACATCGTTCACCGCGCAGGGCACTGGCTTCACCATACCGAAAACCGTCAACTTCACCATGATCATGGTATGGCGGCTGGCGTGGATTGAGGGGACCATCCCCTAATGGCCCATTACCAGAACAGGCTGTCCACTACAGTAAAGTCATCTGATTGGCTTGACCCGGATGGAAGGAGCCGGGCACTGGATGAGGACTACGAAATGGGCCCGCTTGCGCCCGAGAACACATCGCTGGGGCTGATGTATCAGGTGTGGAAGCTGACGTGGGATTTTGCCACCGATAATTTCATCATCACACCGGAAATCACCCTGACTCCCGTGATCGTGCTCAACCACGCGGACGTTACCCAGTGCTCATTGGCATTTGACCAGAACGCACACGTCAGCATTGCTTTCACCGCTGGGGGGCAGGCCAAGCTCTACTGGTATGACTCCGTTCCTGCGGACTGGGTTACCACCAACCTGCCGTTTGGCGCGACCACCCCGATGTTGGCCTTGGATGATAAGCGTACCACCCAGACGCTGGCCAATGATGTGCTGCTTTATTACACCATCAAGCAGCTGGATGACACCTACAACCTGTACCAGCGCAGGCAGAGAGACCGCTACCTGACTGAATACCTGCAGCTGACGGGTGCGCCTCCGTACATCTACAAGCAGGGGATGCAGAACACCCTGCGCATACAGCTCGGGCTGTCAACGGACATCATTTGATGAAAGAGCAATTCCGGAAGGTCTCCACCACGGTGCTGAAAAATGCCCAGAGTGACGTAGGAGATTGGTCCGGACTGCTGCCGAATCATCGCAACATGACCAGTCACCAGATTGTCATTGTGAGCAGTGGCGTGCTGGCGGCGGGGGAATATCAGGTGCGGATCATCCCCGACACCAGCACCAAGAAGGTGAGGAATTCCATCCCAGTCAGCAAAGTCATCAGCTTGGCAGGCAAGAACAGCGGCCTGATCAATTTCACCGGGGTGATCAAGGGCATCCACCTGCGTGCGGCGGTGTTGCCGAGCGCCGGGGAGACCATCAGCGTTGTTGTTTCTTCGTACTCCAGAGTGCGCCGCTCCAGCGTTGGCAAGACGGAGAAAGATGTTGACCACGATTACGTGTCAACGGACATCGCCACTGAAATCCCCAGTGATTTTGGGGGCGTGTCAAAAACCTTGCCCAACCACCGCAACATGATTTACCACCAGCTGTCAGTGAACGCCTCCGGAGCACTGGTGGCGGGCGAATACAGGGTGCGCTTTATCCCCGACAGTGATGATGTTCTGGAGGGGTCCGTTGATACGGGCAAAACCCTGAAATTTGACAACGACACGTCAGCGTTCGTGCAGTTTGGCGGGGTCATGAGGGGGATACATCTTGAGCCGGTGACCATTGCCAGCGCCGGTTACCTGACCAGCATCAGCCTGTCCTCCAGCGTGGAGCGCTTTGACGAGATTATCTACGAATACATTGGCGACCCACCAACGCTTGGTGGGGATTTTTATAGCCACATCAACAATTTCAACAACCCGCACCAAACATCGTGGGGCAACCTGCTGGCCCGCCCGCCCAATGTGATGAGCTGGGCTGGTATGTGGGAGCCACGGGAGTACCAGCAGCTCATGGTGGTGTGGGACCGTCCGTACACCATGATTGCCAACAAGGTCACCTCAGACCGGGCAGCTCCACAATTGATTGGCGATCCGGAATTCCTGATGCCAGCCCCCACGTGGAACAACTATTTTGACATGTCATCGGTGTGGTCCGGGCATTCCTATCTCTTCACGGAACCCGGCCACGTGAATGCTGTGCGGGTGTGGCCGCCATCAGCCAATGACACGTACCGGTTGATGATCATTCTCAACCCTGCGGCGGTTCAGTACGTGTACCGTGGGCTGATGCTGACGCCGGATCAGTGGAACGTGGTGCAAATAGACACGGTTCACGTCTATGCAGGCGACACCTTGCTGGTGTATCTGAACGCCGAGTCTTCCGGCCCCATAGTGGAATACTCCGGGAACTGGATTTATGAGGCCATTTCTGACCTTGTTCCGCCAGAAAATAACTGGAATCGCAATGGCTCGCACACGGTCCTGCGGTTCTCAAAGATCGCGCCTTACACCATGGATGTGGAGCTTGCGGCCTTGGAAACCATGGATGTGGAGCTTGATTTTGAAGTTGAATTAACTGTTGTCGGACTAGACACTTTGGGCACTGATTTGATGTCCATTCCGGTTGGGTCCACAATCCGCTTGTCACAATCTTTATAAGGCCACTTGCAAAGAGGATGAACTACCATGGCACAAGGTGATCTTGGAGTTTTTGACCAAAACTTGGTGGACTTTCTGGAGAAGCTGCACGACTTTGAAAACGATGTTTTCAAGGTTGGTATCGTCACCAGTACCACTACCCCCACCACAACCACCGCTGATCCCCGCTGGGGCGCTGGCGGAACCACCAACTTCAAGACCAACGAAGTCACTCCGGGCGGCACCTATGCTGTGGATGGCGCGACCATCGCCAATCCAGCGGTAACGCTTACCGGTGGTCTGGCCCAGTTTGATGGAGATGACGTGTCTTGGGCGCAGAACGCCGGTAACCCAACCAATGCCTTCTGGGGGATCATCTACAACAGCACCGATGCTGGCTTGCGCTGCGTCGGGTGGGTTGATCTGGGCGGCACGTTTGACATGACCACGGGCCCCTTGAGCATCACGTGGCACGCAAACGGCCTGTTCCGCGTCAATCAGGCGTAAGGAGCGATCATTTATCAGCAATAGGGGAAGCCAATGGTTTCCCCTGAAGGAGTAACTTGTGGCTACATTTATTGAACGGGCGACCGACATCATCACAGGCGCTGTGGATGTAACACCATCAAACCCGCAGTTGCTACGTTTAGCTAATGCCGCTTTAAAGAAGTGGCCGGAGCTGCTTGAAGCTGTTGACCCATTGAACCCAACCAACGAGGAAAAAGCTCGGGTGTTTGTTCTTGCGACGAAGGCTTGGGGGAAAAAGTGGTTGGCGGAAATGGCGGAACAGGATACCCGAGCGACAGCTGAAACGGACGTAATCACGGCAAGAACTACGGCTGAAGCGGACTTCTAATGGCCTCGCCAGTAGTTGCCACTACCGATACTACTGCTGGCACATCCTCGGTAAGTCCCGGCGTCTCCATCAATATGCCTGCCAGCATATCGGCGGGCGATCTGCTGATTGCGTTCTGTGCTGGTGATACTGCGGTTGCCTATACCGCCGCTGACTGGACGAACATCACCGACCAAGCCAACGGCACAGCCTGCCAGTTAACCATATTCGCCAAGATCGCCGCTGGCGGCGATACGATGACGCTGGTTGGTGAGGCTAACGATTATGCGGTGGTTACTGCACGAATTACTGGTCACGGTGTTGTCAGTCTTGCCAATGACATTTACAAAGGCACGGCAGCTACAGGTTCTGATGCTGCCCCAAATCCTCCAACAGTAACTCCACCTATCTCTGCTGACTGGCTGTTCCTCGCTTGCTTTGGTGCAGATGACGATGACATTGCTGACCCGGACACCGGCTATACAGGGTGGTCAACTAATTACAGCGCGGGCGTAGCGAAACGTTCTGCTACTGGTACATCGTCGTGTTGCGTTGCGTTTGGTCAACGTGCTCTGACTACGGGCTCGGCAGAAGACCCCGGCACGATGACCATGACGGCTGTAGAAGAGTGGGCAGCTCAAACCCTTGCTATTCCGCCGACAGGATTCACGTTACCCGCCACGCCGGTTTTCCGTACTGAAACAGGCAGCACAGGTACAGGTACTTCGTTGGCGGTTGCCAAACCAAGCGGTACGACCAGCGGCGATCTGCTGATCCTGCAAATCTGTAAAGAAGGTGGCACGACAAACACCATCACTGCAAGTCAATGGACGCTGATTCGTGAAGATGCCCAAAGTACAAACGTCACTGTCACCACCTATCGTCGTGCTGAAAATGGCGATGCGCTTTCGGCGGTCACGCTAAATTCATCCGCGAAGTACACATGGACGGTTGGCAGGTTTGACGGACATGATGCAGCTAGCCCGATTGATGGTAGTGCAGGTGCAACTGCCGCGTCTGGTAATGCTGATCCACCAAGTGTCACGCCGAATGTGGTCAATACGCTGGCGCTGATTGTTTCCGGCAATAAAGGCGCACCGACAGGAACACCACCTGCTGGATACACTGAGCGTTGGGATCGTGCTAATACAGTTGATGGCAGCACTTCTAATTATGGTGCGACCAAAGGTTTATACACAACAAGTGCAGAAGACCCTGCCACCATAACACCGTCAGTGGCTACTGAATGGGCGGCACAGACGATTCTGCTAAAACCAGCTCCAGCCGCTAAAAGTTTCCCCCCATTTGATGAGCGGGGCCGTTTTACACATTTACTAGTGAGGTGATCTATGGGTCTTATCTACACAGCAACATTTAATGGGCAGGCGGAAACAGTTCAAGTTGACCTGCTTGAGATCGCCGCACCCTCAACTGCCAGTGTCATAGTTCATGAAGTCGGCATCAGTCAGGGACTTGATATTGGCGATGCGGCGGAAGAAATGCTATTGCTGATATGGAAGTCAGGACAGACAACGACTGGCTCAGGTGGTAATACCATCACACCACCCCCACAAATTCTGGGTGCTCCAGCTTTCGGTGGTGTGGTAAAGGATACCAACACGACCAAGGCAACTGCCGGTACGATTGTTTCCAAGTACAGTTGGTACTGGAACATTCGTGTTCCATTCCAGATGATTTGGACTCCAGAAACTCGGCCAATACTTACCCCCAGTGCCAGAGCTACTCTGGAGCTGGCGACGACCCCGACTGACTCCATTACGTTTGGTGGCTACATCGTATTTGAAGCTCTAGGCTAAGATGATTAGCGATGTCAGTGTTCCGTCCATATTGGAGGCATCCTCCTCGGCCTAGTCCGCTTGCGACTCTATCTGGTCGATCAGCACCTCAAGCAATAGAGGTTTCGTACCTTGATGCTTCGGTATCTGGGCCGACTGATCCCGATGCCGTTTGGACGAATGATGCGAATGCGTTCGATGGTTCTACTAGCACTTATGCCTCGACCACTACCTCTGGCAGTGATACTACAAATGAGTTAACGGCAGCGGGCCATACGTCCGTTAATGCCAAATGGAATAATTTCTTAAAAGTTCGCACTAGATTTTATGGTGCACACATTGGCGCTTCCGGGGGCCTTAGTTTTCTTGCTGCTTTTGGCGGTAGTTTAATTTATCCACGCCTCGTACATTCCGCCTCTACCACTACTGATACGCCGGATTGGTCGGCTTGGCTCCAAGGGTTTGAATCGTTAGAACCCCTAACGCAAGTTGATTTTGATCAAATCTATAGTATTCACTATCAATTTACTGCTGGCGAAGCTCGACAATTCAAAACTGAAATTGAGTGGACGTATTTTCCCAATCACGTCTGCACAACTTATCGTTTTGATGCATCAGATGAAGGGCCAACTGACCCGGATGCATCTTGGGCAAGCGATACCCTACCATTTCTGGCGTTCGCTAGTGGAAATCAGGCAGCACTTACTTCTGATAGGAATGGTTCGCATGACACCAATGAACTTTCCGCAGGTGGTACCAATGCGCCATCTTCCGGTCCTGATATTGTTGAGGTCTATGCACGTTTAATAGGCGACGCGAATGATTATGCTGCCATTAACGCTGACATCTTCACTGATGGTAAAGCAGAAAATCTAGGTACTGTAACTACAGTAACTAACTATCCCAATACTAATTTCAGCACTGATGAATGGAAAAAGCTGGTTCTACCTAGTGGCGGTTGGACATGGCCTAAAGTCCAAGCCCTTGAATGTTACGCCTACGGCACTGGTTGGGTATCAGGTGTTGCCACAGGACGTTTATACAATGTTCAGATCAAGGTTGTCCATGAGATACCCGCTGACCGTATCGTCAACTGTACGACCAAAACGATTACCCTTACCCCGCAGGCAACTACGGTTGGTCGGGGGCGTAAAGCAAATGCTACGCAAGCGGTTGTCACGCTCACTCCGCAAGCGTCTGTGGTTATCAAAGGCCGGGGGGCTTTAGCTACTTCTGCAGCCATTACCGTGACAGGGCAGGCGGCGGCAGTTGTCAGGAGCCGGGCGATATTTGCCACTCAAGCGGTAATCACGCTCACCCCCCAAGCAACTACTACCGGGCGTGGACGTGAGGCGGACGCCACTCAAGCGGCCATAACGCTCACCCCCCAAGCGGCCACGATTATCAAAGGCCGGGGGGCTTTGGCCACCTCCAACGCTATTACCCTCACGCCTCAGGCGGCTACGGTGGCCCGCAGCAGGGCGGTCTTCGCCACGCAGGCAACGATCACCCTCACGCCTCAAGCGGCCACAGCGGGGCGTGGACGCGAGGCAGACGCCACGCAGGGCGTGATTACCCTCACGCCGCAGGTAGCTGCGGTGGTGAGAACCCGGGCAGTCGCTGCCACCACTGCCCAGATTACGCTGACGCCACAGGCAGCCTTGGTCCCGAGGCCCAGAGATGTTCTGGCCACCGCCCAAGCCATCACCCTAACGCCACAGGCTGCCGCAGTAGGGCGCGGACGTGAAGCGGACGCTACGCAAGCGACTATCACGCTCACGCCACAGGCTGCTGCAGTTACGAGAAGCAGGGCAGTTGCGGCTGCTACAGCACAGATCACGCTCACCCCGCAGGCGGCGGCTGTTTCCAAAGCCAGAGCTGTTCAGGCCACCACCACCGCCATTACCTTAACGCCGCAGCCAGTAATTGCCGGGCGCGGGCGCGAGGCGGACGCCACCCAGCTGAGCATTATTTTAACCACGCAGCCTTCCGCGATTGGCCGTGGCAGGACCGCGAATGCTACTCAAGCGGTTATAACCCTGACTCCGCAGGCAGCCGCAGTAATCCGCGCCCGAGCGGTTGCCGCCACCTCCCAAAACATCACGCTCACTCCGTTTGCAGCCAACATCGGCAACAACCGGATAGTCAACGCCACCTCCGGTGTCATTACCCTGACGCCGCAGCAGGCCGCCGTAAGCCGTGGCAGAGCTGTGGCGGCAACACAGGCGGCGCTGACCTTGGCGGTACAGGCTGCCAGCGTCCTCCGGGCAAGAGCGGTTGCGGCCCTCTCCGCAAACCTTGTGATTACCGGGCAACCGGCAACCATCAGCGGATCACGGATGGTCGAATGCACCTCCGCCGTCATCACGCTTACCCCGCTGCCAGCAGGGGTGGCTCGCAGCAGGGCAGTTAACGCCACAAGTGCGCAGATCACGCTCACTACGCAGCCCGCGTTAATCCAAACGGATGAGCGGCTGGTTGATGCCACCACGGCAACGATTACCGTAACGCCACAGTCAGCGATTGTTCAGCGTGGCGTTACCAAGTTCTTCCTGTATCTGGTCACCACGGCCCCGACAGAAGATGATGTCCATGTCGCTTTTGGCGTGACCCTTATAGATGCTGGCGGAGGTGGCCCAGTGTTTGGGTTGGACACCGACATGCTGGCGACAGTTGTGCAGTCAGGCAACACGGAATACGTGGAAAGCCCGGGGCTATGGCCGTTTATAAATCAGCCCTACTACGGTACGGTGACCGGGTATCTGGCGTTTGATGGAGTAGATCAGGTAATTGACCCGGAGAATGGTTATGGCGTGGACATTCTGTTCCAGCACCTTTACCTGTCTCCGGACTGGGATATTGTTCACGCCCCCCACTGAGGTGGATGCTATAATTTTACGGAGGAGGTGATTGACATGGGCAAGCCATTCAAAAAGAGATACTCTACTGGGGGGCAGGGCGCAGAGGATACCCACGACTTCTTGCCTCCCCCGCACAACGAAATCCAAAATGCGGACGGGCCGCCCGAAAGCGGGTACGATGATGGGCCTCCGCCTCACGGCACCGGAACGCCTCCGCCTCCGCCGCCGCCAGCGGGAGCTAACCAGCCCCCCAGCACGCCCGGTAATCCCGCAGGTACACAGCCGCCAGCGTATGACCCAAAGAACCTAGCCCCGCCTCCGGGCACCGGGGATGCCAAAATCGCTGGCATGAATGCAACCGTTCCTGTTGCCCCACCGGTTCCGTTCTCAACTTCCTCCGGCACCGCCGACCCCACCATGACCCCTTGGGAGGTTACCCGGGAGCAGACGGTAGCGGGGCAGCTGGAAGACCTGTATGACCGTGACAGCCCGTTTTTTGAGCAGGCGCGGCAAAGGGCTATCCGGCAGTCTTTGAGCGGAGGCGGGCAGAACAGCGCAATGGCGGGGGCATTTGGAGAGCTGGCCGCAATGGACACGGCTTTCAAAGTGGGATTTGCTGACGCGGCAACCTACGCCCGGTCAGCGGAATTCAACGCCGCGATGAAGAACCAGTTTTCTCTGGCGGAGCAGCAGTTCATCCACAACGCGATCCTGTCAGACCAGTCATTCAGGCAGGCCGCGTCATTGCAAACGCAGAGGATTGCCGGGCAGTTTGAAGCCATCAAGCTGGACTATCAAGGGCAGTCAGCCATCATGGACAAGCAGCTTGACCACTGGTTTTCGCAGGCCGCCCAGACGTATGAGTACAACCTTGGGCAGATGTACGCGCAGGCGGGGCTCATGGAGGGGCAGGCAGGCAGGGACTTCTCCCGCACCATGGTCCTGAACGGCATGACTGCCATGACCAACTTCTACTCCAACATCATGGGGCAGGTCATGAGCCAAGCCAACCAGCCCGGCATGACGCCTGAGCAGTCCGCTGCAGCCATGCGCGAAGGCATGGCGTGGGCCAACCAGCAGTTCGGCCTGATGCAGAGCTTCTGGGGCGCTTGGGGTTCTGGAGGCCCGGCAAGTGACGCCAGCTGGTTGGGGGCGAGCTCCAACCAGCTGGCAGCAAACTGGTGGTCATTCCCGCCGCCCCCGGGGACGCCAACGTCCTAGAGAAGCCCCCGTGATCAGAAAGGCCACTGAAACGGATATACCGTACATTATTGAAACAGGGATGAGGTTACATGCCCGGTCTGGTAATGAAGAGGTGGCAGTTCACAAACCTACCGTATTTAATACGATGCGGGTCTTTGTTGTCTCTCACGACAAGCTCTTCCTTGTTTCGGAAAGAAACGAAATCATTCGCGGCTTCCTCATGGCCAGCATTGAACCATTCTGGTGGGCCGACCCCGTGCGCGGGAGGCGGTATGTCACTGACTGGGCGTTCTATTCTGAAATCAAAGGTGATGGGCTTGCCATGCTAAGAGCGATGCAGGAATGGGCGTGGAAGCAGCCCCGGGTGGTTGAGTGTGCGTGCGCGTCCAATGTGCCAAAAGGGCGTGGATTGGTGGATGTCCTGTTTGAAAGGGCAGGGTTTACCCGCGTTGGCGGACGGTACAAGGTAGCGAGACCGGAGAGCATTAATGGCTAACACGCTAGACACCTTTGACGAGATTCTCACCCTGACCATTGGTGACCTGCTTCACGTCAAGCGCGGGACCGGGATTAACTCAGACTTGAGGATCAAGTACGAGAACGTTTATGCGGCCATCAAAGCCTCGCTGGAGGCTGACCCCGGAGACTTCATCACCCAGAGCACCACGGACGTAGGAAGTGCTGCATGGGTGCTGGATGAAGACGATATGGTCTCCGACAGCGCCATTGATGTTCCGACACAGCAGTCAGTCAAGGCGTTTGTTGCGGCACAGATTGCTGCGGCGCTGGTAGGCGGGCTGGATTACAAGGGCGGATACAACGCGGCAACCAATACCCCCGATTTGGATACAGCCCCGAGCGGCATATTGAAGGGTGATATGTACACGGTGACGGATGCGGGTACGTTTTTTACCGAGCCGCTTGCTGTTGGTGATGCTCTCTTCTCCAATCAGGACAGCCCCACGCTGCTGTCCCACTGGACCATAGTTCAGGGGAATCTGGAAGGCGCGATTGTTGACGCAGACTTTTCCGCTGCCGAAGGCTTGATGCGGAAATCCAGCGCTGGCGTCTATACCACGATCAAGACCAACCTGAATGCTGCCGTTGACCCTACCATCAATGAAGACTCTAACGATGGTTACGGGCTGTACTCTCCATGGCTTAACACCACGCTGGACAAGCTGTTTTTCTGCCTTGATGCTACGGTTGGCGCGGCGGTATGGCAAGAGGTAGGAGCAGGTGGCGGAGGTGGATTAACCGCTTCGGTTAAAATAGCAAATTACACCATCACCGGAAACGAAGATGTTGGCGTAGATTCAATTGGCGGTACATTTGACATCACTTTGAAAGCTACACCTAATGAAGGCGATGTTGCATTCGTCCATGACGTTGCTTACAACTGTAGCGTTACGCCAGTTCCAATTCTTCGCAATGGCAGCACCATTAACGGCCTAGCGGAAGATGCCAGTTTAAACATTAACGGTGGTGGTTTCTGGTTTATCTACAGTGGTACAACTTGGGAGTTCACTCCCCTCACTAGTGGAGGACTGGATCAGGCGCAGGTAGATGCGCGGGTAGTAGCGGTTGCGAGTGGAAAACAAAGGCTTTGGATTTCTGCTAAAGAAATGAACATTCATTCCAATGCATCAGAAGGAACGATTAATACTAGTATTGCATCAGTGAATTTAGGCCCATCTGGGTTTGAGCAGTCAAGTTTTGCAATTCGCCTTCCTAAACGATATGACAATGGACAGATCAGGTGGCGGATTTTTTGGGCACCCAACTCGACTAATACAGGTAACTGTTTGATGTATGTTTTTCTGAACTTTTTGGCCAGTGGAGATTTGGTAGCTACAGGTGGTACTGCCTTCAATTTATTCACTCAGGCTGGTAATGGCACGACTGATGATTTGCATATAACTGCTTGGTCAAGCAATCAGACTATAACTGGTACACCAACCGACGATAAATTACTTGTTGGCCGAGTACAAAGGCAGGGAGACGATGCTGCTGACACGTTTACTGGTGAAGCGCAAGTTATTGGCGTTGAAATAGAATTTACAACCAACACACCAACGGACGCTTAAACCATGACTATTTCACTTTCAAGTTATGCGGGCGGTGGACTGAACCAAGCCGATGTGGATGCGCGGGTGGTGGCGGTTACCAGTGGCATTCAAACCATAGAAATATACCCGCAAATGATGGGTGCCATCACCGCAGGCGGTGCCACTCAAATCACAACGGCTGGTGGTAATGGGGCAATACCCGCAATCAGTTATGCAGATAATGGTGGCTATCCTCAAGCATGGTTCACAATGGTTATGCCTGAAAGGTGGGACGTTGGGC